AGCCACGGGCGGCGCGAAGGTCGGGGGCGTGACCGACTAACGAGGAGTCGATATGGCTGAGCGTACCGCTCGCACCCACACCCGCGCCGTCCGACCGCGCAAGGTCTCGGTGAGCAAGGTGACGAACGCCCGCGATGCCCTCGCTGAGTGGGGGCGAGGGATGGAAACCTACTGCCTGACGTTCGGGCAGTTCAGCCTCATGGATGCGATCGAGGCGATCCTCGAAAAGACCGGCCCGGCCGATGTGGCGATTGCGACGTGGACGGCTGGGAGCGCTGACCTGTCCCGTTCGGCGGAGTCGTTGCGCAACGGCAACATCCGGTCGCTGCGGTTCATCGTCGACTGCTCGTTCGGGCAGCGGCAGCCGGGGTATCTGGCGCAGGTCCGCGAGTTGTTCGGCGACGAGGCGATCCGCTCGACTCGAACGCACGCGAAGTACGCCGTCGTGACGAACGACGAGTGGGCCGTCGCGGTCCGCACGTCGATGAACCTGAACGAGAACCCGCGGCTGGAGTCGATCGAGGTGTCGGATGACCCGGATCTCGCGGGCTTCCTGGTGCGCTTGACGGACGAGATCTTCGCCGAGGAGCAGCCGGGCGATTTCCGCACGAAGTCGCGGCCGGACCTGCCGGGGATGCCGGGGATTGAGCCGGCCCGGTCGGTGTCGATGTCTCGCGATGGTGTCCGTGTCGGCGCCTGAGCATCTGTCGCCTGCTGCTCGTGCGGTGTGGGATACGACGGTCGGTGCGCATCCATCTCCGGATCGGATCGTCGGGCCTGACCTTGAGGCGTACTGCACTCAGGTGGCTCGGATGCGTGACGCGCAGGCCCGTGTCGACGCTGAGGGGCTGATCGTCGCCGACGCGAAGGGTAACCCGGTACCGCATCCGGCGATCGCGTTGGAGCGGGCCGCGCAGGCCGAGGTCCGCGCCTGGGGGGACAGGTTCAAGCCGCCGCGGCGGTCTAGGGCGTAGCGCGAGGCTCCGCCCGATTCTGGCGACGCGAGGTCGTCGAGAGGGCGTGGAGTATGGCTCGTGGTGGCGCGCGTAACCGGTCGGGTCCGCAGCCTGACCCGTCGTCAGGTAGGTCGGATCGGCGGGGTCTGTCGTTCACAGCGTTGCCGGCGCACGGGTATTACGGTCCTGTGCCGTCGTGGCCGCTGCCTGAACGGACGGCCTGGGTGACGTACGTCGAGGACGGGGCGAAGCTCCGGGAGCGTGACGCAGTCGAGACCGCGAGCATCGCGTCTCGTGAGGCCGCGCTGTGGGCGTGGGTGTGGCGGACGCCGCAAGCATGGGCGTGGGCACAGCCGTCAGAGTCGTGGCGGTTGCACACGATCGCGATGTGGGTGCGGACGTACGTCCTCTGCGAGTCTTCGGACGCGTCGGCTGCCGACAAGGGGTCGCTGCACCGATTCGCTGACCAGATCGGGCTCACCCCGGCCGGGCTGCGGGAGAACGGTTGGGCGATCGCCAAGGATGAGGTTGCAGCAAAGGCCGCTGAGTCCACAGATCCGCCTCGCCGATCGGCGCGCGACCGGATGAGGGTTGTCTCCGGTGGCGGTGCCTGAGCCGGACCTGGCTCTCGACTTCGATCCGCTGCACACGCTGGGCTTCCTGGCGACGGACTGGATCGAGGAGCACTGCCGGGTCCCCGGCGGGGTGTATGAGGGTGAGCCGCTGGCGTACAACGGCTGGCAGCTCTATTGCGCTGCGAACCACTACCGGATTGTGCCTGGCGCGGTCGTTGACTCGCGTCGGTTGCTGGCACCGTTCCATTACCGGCGGTCGGTGATCGTCGGCCCGCAGAAGTCCGGGAAGAGTCCGTGGGGCGCCGGGTGGCTGCTGTTCGAGGGCGTCGGTCCGTGCTTGTTCGCTGGGTGGGCTGTCGGTGGCGAGGTCTACCGGTGCGAGGACCACGGTTGTGGCTGTGGGTGGGAGTACGAGTACGCGCCTGGTGAGGCGATGGGTATGCCGCGCCGGAAGTCGCTGCTCGGGCTGTTGGCGTTCGCCGAGTCGCAGACGGCGAACGTGTACGAGCCGTTGCAGACGATGATCCTGTCGAGTCGGCTGCAAGAGTTCGTTTTCGTCCGCGAGGGCTTCATCCGCCTCCCGAACCGCGGCAAGATCGTCCCCCTCTCGAGCGCTGCGAAGAGCAAGCTCGGGCAGCCGCTCACGGGCGGGCTCGGTGACGAGTCGGGGCTCTACACGGCCACGAATAAGGTGCTGGACACGTGGCAGACGATGCGTCGCGGTATCGCCGCGATGCAGGGCCGCACGGTCGAGCTGTCGAACCCGTGGGACCCGATGGAGAACAGCGCCGCGCAACGAGCGTTCGAGTCGCGGCGGCCCGACATCTTCCGCTACTACCGTAAACCGCCAGCGGATCTGTCTTACGGGGACAAGCGGCAGCGGCACAAGATCCACACCTACGTCTATGCCGATTCGCCTTGGGTGGACGTCAAGGCGATCGACGCTGAGGCGGCCGAGCTGGTCGAGACGGACCCGGCGCAAGCCGAGAGGTTCTACGGCAACCGACTAGTGCAGGGTCTCGGCGCGTACCTGACTGAGGCGGCACTCGATGCGACGAGGGCCGAGGTTGACATTCCTGAGGGGACCCCGGTCTGTCTCGGGTTCGACGGGTCCCGGTCGGGTGACTGGACGGCGTTGCGGGCATGCACGATGGACGGGCACCGGTTCACCCCGACCTACGGACCGGACTCGCGTCCGACCGTCTGGCGGCCCGAGGAGTGGCCGGAGGGCCGCATCCCTCGCGGCGAGGTCAACGCGGCCGTGGCGGACATGTTCACCCGCTACCGGGTGGCCCGCATGTATGCCGACCCGCGGCACTTCGAGACGCAGATCGACGCCTGGGCGGGCGAGCACGGCGAGGACACGGTCGTTCAGTGGCCCACGAACTCGATCACTCGCATGTTCCCGGCGCTGGTCCGCTACCGCGAGGACATGGCCGAAGCGCTGTCCACGCACGACGACGACCCGACATACCGCAGTCACGCACTAGCGGCTCGAAAGGTCGCGAAGCCGGGCGACAAGTTCATCCTCGGCAAGCCAAGCGAGCATCAGAAGATCGACGTCCTCATGGCGGACGTCCTCGCCTACGAGGCACGAGCCGACGCCCTCGCGGCCGGCTGGACCGCGGCCGACACCGGACCAACGATCTTCTTCCTATGACCTGAGACGGGGGTGTGATGGCGCTCTCGTCCGAGGAATCCGCAGTGCTGGACAAGCTGTATGCCGTCCACCAGGCGACCTACGCCGACGACGAACTGATGCTCGACTACTACCTAGGGCAGCAGCGGGTTGAGCAGCTTGGGTTGGCAATCCCGCCGTCGCTACGACGGTTCCTCGTGGTCGTCAACTGGCCTCGGGTGCTGGTCGACACCATTGAGCGTCGGCAGAACGTCCGCTCACTGATCCTGCCGTCTGAGGAGACCGCAGATCCGCAGTTGCGGGAGATCTGGGACGCGAACAACCTTGACGCTGAGCTGACGCTGTTCAACACGGACCGGCTCGTCTATGGGCGTGCGTTCATGTCGGTCGGGGCCAACGAGGACGACCCAGAGTTGCCGCTGATCCACGTCGAGTCGCCCCGAGAGATGGCGGCCATCATCGACCAGCGCAAGCGGACGATCACCGCTGCGGCCCGGTTCTATGGGTCGGGCGACGACGGCGACCTCGGCATCACGGTCAAGGGCTCCCCGACGCTGGCGGTCCTCTACCTGCCGAACTCGACCGTCTGGGTTGAGCGGTCCGCGCACGGCGGCGAATGGGTGGAGGTCGATCGGAACGACCACCAGCTCGGGCGAGTCCCCGTCGTCATGCACCTGAACCGACGCCGCTCCGGGTCGTGGGAGGGCGAGTCGGAGATGCGCGACATCATCCCGTTGACTGATTCGGCCGCCCGAACACTGACGAACCTCCAGTTCTCGATCGAGTCCCACGGCATCCCCCGGATGTGGATGACCGGCGTTAGCAAGGGCGACTTCGTCAACCCGGACGGCTCGCAGAAGCCGGTCTGGGAGGCCTACTTCAACGCGATCCACACCCTCACGTCAGAGGATGCGAAGGTCGGGCAACTCGACGCCGCCGACGTCTCCAACTTCGAGGCCGCCGTGAGCATGTACGGGAAGCAGGCCGCGACCGTCACCGGCTTCCCGGCCCGCTACTTCGGGCTTCACACGACGAATCCGCCCGCTGAGGGTGCGATCCGGGCCGACGAAGCGCAGTTGGTAGAGACGGTCGAGCGGCACAACACCGCAGTCGGCACGACCCTCGGCTGGGCTGCTGCGATCGCGCGCCGCATCGTCACGGGCGAGTGGGTTCCGGGCAACCGAATCCGCGTGGACTGGCAGGACCCGGCAACGCCGACCGTTGCCCAACGTGAGGACGCCCTGTCCAAGCGCCGCGCAGCCGGCGTGTTGTCGCGCGAGGGTTACTGGGACGAGTTGGGTTGGTCTGAGGCACGCAAGGCCAAGGAGCGTGCCTACTTCGAGGCCGAGCAAATCTCTGACCCGATCGTCGCGGCGACCCGCAACCTCGCGGCTGGCACCGGCAACCCGTCGACGGAGACCGGCAATGCTCCGGTCGGCGGCTGACCACTACCGGGCGCAGCAGCGGCTCATCACGGTCACCGCGGCGGCTATTCGTCGCGAGTGGGACTTGATCGGTCCTGACTTCGACGCTGGTTGGAGGCGGGTCGGTCCCCGGATTGTCACGTTGATGACGGCGGCGCAGATCGGCGCAGCGCGTGACGGTGCGGCATATGTCGGCCGGGCGCTCACTGAGCAGCGGATCACCGCCAACCCAGCAGGGTCGGTCAACGTCGGGCACCTGACGGGCGCATACAGCGTCGACGGGCAGACCGTAGGTGACCTCGACGCGGTCCTCTACGGGGCGGTCGTGAAGGCTCGCGCGGGTTCCGCTGAGTCGCTGGGTGACCGTCTGGCGCTGGGTCGGTCGTGGCTGGACATGGCGACGGTCACGCAGGTCGCTGACGCTGCCCGGGCCGCGACCGGTGTCGGCATTGCTGCTCGGGTCGACATCAAGTACGTCCGCATGGTCAACCCGGGCTGCTGCCAACGCTGCGCGGCCCTGGCCGGTAAGCCGTCCAAGACCATCACGTTCCCGCGCCAC